GCCATGCCCGAACCTCCACCTGGGCGCTTACCTAAAGGGCCGAGGCGTCCGAGACGGTGGGCCAATGCGTTTATCATTAGTGCGGAGGGAACGAATGAGAGACTGCACTTCCCCGGACCAGCGCACGAAGCGGTCGCCCTTATCCGCGAGTATTGTTTAGCGACGGGCGCGGGCCTCGCGGTCTACTTTCGCCGCCATCCGCATGATGGCAGAATGTTCTCGCAGCACACTGTTTATAGAAAGGAAGGTGAGGAATGATGTATGAACCCGTGTTTAGTTTAGTAGACCTAGCCCTCTTTACCGTGGCTGCGTTGGTCGGTTTCTGGTGGAGCACGCTGGATGTTTCTGGCAATGGGAGGAACGGTGAATGAGCTGGCACTATTCGCAGGCGCAGGCGGCGGACTTCTCGGTGGACGACTACTTGGCTGGACTCCGGTCTGCGCAGTCGAGATTGAAGAGTACCCCCGGAACATCTTGCTCGCCCGACAAAGGGACGGGTGCCTTCCAGCCTTCCCTGTTTGGGACGATGTCCGTACCTTTAACGGGCATCCATGGCACGGGGTCACCGATGTCATCACCGGAGGATTTCCATGCACGGACATTAGCTCGGCGGGTCGCGGTCAAGGACTTGCCGGAGAGCGTTCGGGACTATGGTTTGAAATGCTCCGNATTATTGGAGAGGTGCGGCCTCCTTTTGTCTTCGCGGAAAACAGTCCGTACCTTCGTACCCGTGGNCTTGGCGTCGTCATCGAAGGACTTACCGGCTTGGGGTATGACGTTCGGTGGTGTGTGCTGGGGGCTTGGCACACGGGTAATCCGTCCGCCCCGCACCGAAGGAACCGCATGTGGATATATGCTTCCGACCCCAACAGCGAACGAGTACGGAACGAACACCGCGATTGGCGGGAAGCCTCGCCCGTCGTTGAGCACGATGGCCAGGCAGGACTTGTGGCCGACGCCGATGGCATCCGACTGGAAGAACATGGACACTGCAAAGCAGGTAAGTCTGTCAGCTATAGTTCGCGACCCGGACCTGTGGCCGACGCCAACAGCTCGCGACTGGAAAGACACACCGGGGTTCAAGAAGCAACGGAAGGACGGCAAACGTCGGGACGACTTGCTCCCCCGGAAGATGTATATTGTGGAGCAGACGCCGTCGCGTGGTGGGCATCTGAACCCGACGTGGGTCGAGTGGTTAATGGGGTGGCCGCTAGGCTGGACCGAAAGGCGAGGCTTCAGTCAATCGGCAATGGACAGGTTCCAGCAGTGGCTGCGCTTGCATGGAGTATCCTCCACGGAGCAGACCGATGAGCGGTAAGAAAGAGGTGTATCAAAAAACTTTACCTTATCGGTTGCGCTATCAGTGACCCCGACATAAGGGGGTTCATAACCAGAGAGGACAGCATGGCCGCAGATGTTATCAACTTCCAACTCTTCCGCGTCATCCGACGCTTCAAGGTGACGCACCCCCGCGCTTGGGACAGCATCACCTATGCCCAGTTTGTTGACATGGCCCAAGGTGGTGACGGTGACGAGCACTATGGCTCTACCATCCGTGACCGCTTCTATGCGGGCTGGACCAATGCTGATTTCCAAACCCTTATTGACCAAGTTGGAGGACCAAATGAGTAGACTAGCAGACCACCACATCGAAGACCTGCAGCGTGCAGCGCAGGAAGGCTACACCACGCACAACGAAGACGAGGGGATTATCGAGGAGACCGTTGGCACATGGCGTGTCGGCCTGGTCGGCGCTACCTACGATGACCTCGTCACAGCATTCGGTGAACCTGTGGAGTCGGGCGACATCGCCACCAACTTCGAGTGGTACATCAAGTTCGACGACGGCACCGTCGCCACAGTGTATGACTACAACATGACCAAGCCCTGCTATGATGCCATCGACTGGCACGTCGGGGGCAAGGTCGGGCACGCTGCCACGCTGGTCGCGGTCGCAGTTCATCGAGCGGCTTGATGCCCATCTATGAGTTCAAGTGCGAGGGGTGCAGTCATCGCTTTGAGGCGCTCACTCGCTCGCACAAAACGCAGAAGGCTTGCCCGAACTGTGGGCACGAACGATGCACAAAACTTATCAGCACCTCCTCCTTCATTCTGAAGGGTGGAGGCTGGTATTCAGACGGCTATCAAAAGCCAAGGGGAGAATGACATGCGAGTATATGGTTTGCAGTGGGAAGTACCAGAGGCGGAGCGCATCAGAAAAGAGATGGGCAACAACCTCGGGGTCCAGTTCTTTAATACAAAGAGAGGCGCAGTCGAGAGGGCCAAGTCTCTGGAGCACAGCTTGAAGCCAGCGGAGCACGAAACCGTGACCATCAAGCTATACCGCATCAGCGGCAAGATACTGAAGGACGACCTTCGGTGCCTCCTATCATTCGCCGCAGACCAGGCCTTCCCCCTTCATCTTTGGGAGGAGGTCAAGTCAGAGCGCCGGACAGTTGGGGGCACATACAAGTGGCAGCGAGGCGTGACCCCCATCCACTCGTACCTCAAGACTACACCTCGGTACAAGTACAACATGGGGGCGAGGTCCGTTCAATACTTCGGGCAGGTAGGCAAGTACGATTTGTACTGGTGTCCGAAAGACATGTCCATCGAGGTCATCCATGAACGGCTCGACGACATCGTCGGGTGGTATGGACTGGATGAGCTGCCCATCAAGTGGTCCGGCATGACACTGGAAGAGATGAAGGGCGAAAGAATCGGCGCGGTCAATGAGGCTTACATGCTGCTACGAAAGCTAGCGAAGGAACTACAAGCATGAAGTGCCCTGTCTGTGGTTCAAGCAAGAACAAAGTCGTGGACACGGTGAAGACCTACGTCAGGGACGCCAAGAAGAAAGGCTACATCCTGACCAGGTTGGTCCGTGCTCTGCGTATGAAGGACACTGGCGAGCTCGCCCGTGCAGGTGGAGTCGGCAGACATCGGCACTGCCAGCACTGCAACACCCACTTCATTACGCACGAAACGATGGCGCAAATCATGAGGGCGAAACAATGATGGTCGAAGGGTACGGTTGGGTGTCGCTGGATGAGATACAAGGTCTCATGGCTTCGATGTCTCTTGAGCTTGAAGAAACCCCTGACAAAACGGACGAGGTTTTGTACGCCATCATGGGCGACATGTTCAATCTCGACATGTTTGTTGAGGGCGACATGCTCACCATCACGGGGAACAAGTACGACATTTGGTCGTGGCTCACCTTCTCCATGTGGTATTCGGTTGACGCATCATGATGCTACATCCTTGGGTGCTCGATGGATTCCTCACCGAGTACCAACGCGAAGGCTGGGACTTCATGCTACAGCGGGACACTATCCTCTGGTGGGCGTGTGGTTCTGGCAAGACCCTCGCCGCTCTGCTGTGGGCCGCATCGCAGGATGAGCCTGGCCGCACACTGGTCATCACCCGCGCTCCCGCTCGACGACAGTGGCAGCGCGAGGTGTCACACTACACGACAGGCCAAGCGGTGGTGGGCGAAGGGCGGACGCCGTTGCCCTTCAAGGAACTACGACATGCCGACATCCTCATCCTGTCATGGGAAACGATGCCCTACTGGATTGACGCCATCGACGAATGGCGCAGAGTGTACGGGCATCTGTACGTTATCTTCGACGAACTACATAAGGGCAAGTCGTGGAAGCGAAAGAAGAAGTACCTCGCGCCAGATGGCCAAGCCCGGTATATGTCCGCCGACAACCGAGCCTCCGCTGCCTGTGAGATTTCACGCATGGCTCGACGACGACTCGGGCTGACCGCAACTCTCATCCGCGACAGAGTGTCAGACCTTTGGGCGCAGGTAGACCTGGTGTCGCCTGACTTCTTCGGCTCGAACTGGGACTTCATCCATCGCTACTGTGACGCGAAGCGCAGTCCGTTCGGTGGCCTTGATACCAGCGGCAGGTCCAACGTGCCCGAACTTAAAGAGAAGCTACGCAAGATTGTTCATGTGGTATCCCGTGAAGAGATGGCCCGAACTCTTCCGCCCAAGCGACGACAGCTCGTCTATCTGTCAAAGGCGGACCAGACGAGACCAGCAGGGTTCGCCGAGGACATGAGGCGGGCAGCACGACAGGGAAGGCAGGCACTGTTCGAGATGAAGCTACTCGAAGCCGCTAGCCGCAAGCGCAACTGGATAGCCGAGACCGCAGCGGATGCAGTCGAGGCAGGGCAGAAGGTGTGCGTCTTGACGGGCCGCAGGAAAGACTGTGAGGCGCTCGCCAAGCTGGTGGGTAAGAAGACCAAGGGTCTGCCAGTATGGAGCGGGCACGGGGGCGACAGCACCTCGTATCGGGACGGCATCGTCAAAGAGTACGCGGCTCACGATGGTGGCGCGGCGTTCGTCGGGACCACCGATGCGTTCGGTGAAGCCATCGACGGTTTGCAGAACACGGACCTTGTTATCTTCGGACTGCTCCCGTGGACACCGGGACAGATTACCCAAGCTGAAGGACGGTTCAGTAGGCACGGGTCAACCAGGCCTGTGCTCTTGATGTACACCGTGGCGAGCGGGACCGCAGACGAAGCGGTCGCTGATGTACTGCTCAACAAGCTGCAGTCTGTCGAGGCTGTGCTCGACGACAAGGAGTCTGGAGAGGTGGCGAGCACTCTTGCTGGTGACCAGAACGAGGACGAGATCATAGCTTCAATCTTGAATCTCTGCTCTTGACATTCCCTTGACATCTTTGGCCCTCATATGTGGGGGCGACAAGGTATACTGCTTTCGTTGGCAATGACGCCGACCACAACCATGAGGGGCAAATGATTATCAATATGGCAATGTCAAAAGGCATCGCGGTGAACCTCGTCCGCTTCTGCTTGAGGGACGCACCGGAAACATCAAAGTTCACAAACACCGTATCCCTCGTCCTTGGGGGCGACTGGGACTTGGCGGAGCAGCTTATTGGCGCGGCGCTAATCGCGGATGTACTCACCCGCACCGAGGTTGAGCGAGGCGATGAGGTCAAGTGGGTCTATGGTGTTGGCGAAAAGTGTGAAGCATTCTGTGAGAAGGCAGCCGCTGAGTACATCCTCCGCAACGTGGAGTACGCATCATGAGTTACGATGCACACGTCAAGGCAGTAGACGAGTGGGCTGAGAAGGTATGCGAGTCTTGTCTTGAGGACCGCGACGAGTATGGTGGCCTCTCGGCCCTTGACTGCTGGCACCGTGATCTTCCGCCAATAGTCTATGATACCGCCCAAGACCTCATCTCAGAGGCGGAGTCGGAGGAATGGGCGGAGATGCTGTCCGCTTATCTTTATGAGGTCTCCTCGGAGATTGATCACTTCCGCTGTCCCGAGAATCGTGCCCGTAGTTTGGAGAAAGACCGGGACCACTTTTATCAGACTGGAACCTTGAGAGGAGGCGAGCATGACCCCAGCCTCTAATCCAGTCTACATGAACTACGACTGCACGACGTGCGGGACAGAGTTTCAGCATGAGCTTCAAGTCTGCGGCAATGGTGGCGTGTGCGACCTCTGCGAAGGCGAGCTCGAACCTGACTCTTCTTTCACCATTCTCTACTTGGTAGACCTAGATTGTTTTGTTGCGTTCCCTCGAACATCAGTTAATCCCCTCATGACCAGAGAAGGAGGACACCATGAGTAAGTTACCGTTTGTCTTCGGCATCATCTATGCCGCACCAAAGAAGGGCAAGACCCTTGGGATGATTAAGTCGTTCCCTAACGACGCGCTGTACATCGGGCCAGTCGGCGGGACATCGTGTGCTGAGTACATCGGTTACGAGCCAGAGACCTGGGTGGTTGGCCCTGAGACTCGGGTGCTGAAACTGACTGAGGTAATCAATCGGGCGTCTGCTTCGGGCAAGTTCAAGGCCATCATTGTCGATGACTTCAGCCTTATTGCGGACTCTGAACTGCACCACATTCAGAGTGTGCCGAAGAATGCTGGCTTCAAAGCGTTCGATGTTTTGAACAAGACCATGTATAAACTGCGTGACGCGGCCCGCAACGCAAAGTGCCACGTCTTCCTGTTGATGCATGAGACTCCACCCCGTGAGGTGAGCCGTGACAACCACATGGTATTCATCCCCGGACACCCATCCATCACGGGCTGGAAGTTGCCCGAGAAGATTCCTGCGATGGCTGACTTCGTGGTCCGTGTGAAGCACGACCCCAAAGCTCTGAGTGAGTGGCCTTATGTGTACCAAGCTGCTACGACCCCAGAGTTTATTACAGGCAGTCGCTTCGCGATGATGCCTGACTATTCACCTACCAACATCCGTGAGGTGATGCTGGCTACGGGCTATGACCTGCCTCGGCCTAAAGGCATGGAGTGGATGGATGAACTTGCCGACACTGTGTCCGACAGCCTCATTGAATACGGGGCTGAAGACAAGCGCGCCGTAAAGAAGTGGCTCGAAAAGAACGGACCTGAGTTGGCCCTTACTGTTGAGGGCAAAGACCCTCGCCACGTTCGCTGGGCTATCAGCGATGGAATCGATCGGGCGGTGATTCGCCGCCATAAAACCAACCTGTTGGATGATTTCTTCACCAACTTTTAGACGAGAGGGAGAGTGAGATGGCTGTTATTTTCAGAGCCAAGACAGACGACATGACCGGCAGCAAGCTGGAGGAGCGTGGCGTGTACCCGGTTGAGGTCAAAAGCCTTCGGCCCGAGATTAGCAAGAGCGGCAACAACATGATGTCGTGGATGGCCGAGGTCACCGAGGGCGCTCAGAAAGGCAAGGTGTGCTACGGGCGNATCTTGATTCCGACTGCGGAACTCAAGTGGCCTCGCGCACGGTGGGTGCGAATGTTGGAGTCGTTCGGCTTTAGNGGNGAGGAAGCNCGTCAGATCATGAACGAGGGCCTAGATGACGAGAAGCATGTCATTGGGCAGCAGGGATGGATTGAGTTCACCCCTCCCGTTGGTGAAGGGTCGTTCGCGGAAACAGAGTGGGTCACCGAAGCGCAGGCTGTGTCTCGCATCCAGGTCGCAGCCGAGGCTCGCGTGGCTAGGGCGGAACTAACGCCTGACGACGACATGCCGTTCTAATCATCTTGGGGCGTCCCAATCTTGGCGATGGTGTGTCCTTCGCTGCGTCAAGTAGGGGGGCTGGTTACCTTCTCGCGGGGCGTCCCATTTATCTCAAGCGGGGGTCTTTGTAGGCTCTATCCTCGAACAGAGTTAGGTCAGGCTAGAGGTCTCATATACACCCTTCCACCTGTCCGCGCAGAGGCCCTCGCTTTTGGAGACATCATGAACTGCCTGCATTGTAAAGACACCGAGCTTATTGTAAACGGAAGCCATGATGCAGAAGACAGTAGTCTCTTTAGCGTGGTCACTAATCTGTTATGTCCGAAGTGCAGCTCTCTAGTCCTAGTCTACTCTGGGGTAGAAGCTGAGGAGCCTCCCGCATTCATTACGTTTGACCCACCTGATGAGTGAGCCGACCATTCTTGAGTTTGCCGCCTTGGAGCGGCTCCTCTGCGAGTGGGAAGTTCCGGCGGCAGGCTGCACCCCAATGGAGAAGTTGGGGTTCGCGGCATTAAAAAATCAGGGCAAGGTAAAACTTACCAACGGAGTTTACACGGCCCCAAGCTTTGCGACCGGCGAGGAGTTTGACCTATGGTTCCAATGGTTCGATAACTCATTAGGTCTTAACTCCGACGCCCCTCCAAAACTATTCAAGGCATATCGAAAGGTGCGGAAGTAAATGTCATTTAACAAAGCCAAATGCAGCAGTTGTCCGCTCCGAAAGTATTGGCAGTCCGAGGGGCGGTGGCGTCGGGTAGACTTTCTACACAACGACTCCGACGTGCTTGTGCTTGGAGACGCCCCGTCTAAGCAGGCGTCTGCACTGAGCAGAGCCTGGGCAGATGAGCACGGCGTTGCCATGAAGGAGGCGCTCGAGTCGGCCCGTGTCAAAGCGCACAACGTAGACTACGGGTATGTAGTCGGGTGTCGTTGGCCCAAGGACAACCCGAAGATGTTTCTCCAGTTACTGAAGAAGCGCAACCGGAAGCTGAAGTCGGAGGGCAGGCCTCTGGAGATGTCGCCCATCGAGGCGTGCAGAGAGCATGTGGAGGAAGAGCTCGCTCGGTACAAGACTGTCATCACCTGCGGCCCGTTAGCAGCCAAGGCTGTGCTACCTGGCAACCCGTCTCTGGAGGCCGTCAGAGGTGGCCCTACGGTCTCCGAAGGCCTCAAGGTTCTACCTACCTACCATCCGTACCAACTCAACTCACAGCCTCACTTACGGCCCGTCCTGCACAGGGACGTGCAGAAGGCCATCCGCCATCACCGAGACCGGCTCAACTGGGAAGACCCCATCGTCCACTACAACCCCAACCCAAATGTAGTGCGGGCGTTTTTTCGCCGCGCCCAGAAAGAAGACTGGTTGCTGACGTATGACGTGGAGACTGATGCAATCGACGCCCTGACCGCAGACTTGAGGTGCATAGGCATAGGGACCGAAGATGAAGTTTTACTGCTGGGTTTCCTAAGTATCGACGGGGTCACAAGATTGTACTCGCCGGAAGATGAGAGGGTGATAAAAGACCTGCTCCGCGAGGTGTTTGATGAGCAATCTAAAGTTCGGATTTGTGGTCACAATGCAGGTTACTTTGATCGGCTTGTTGTGGAGCAGCATCTGGGTGTTACCCCTGCACCAGTTGTAGATACTCTACTACTCCACAAGCTGGCAGCTTCTGAGTATCCGCACGGCCTCGGCTTTGTTGGCTCGGTGTACACCGACGTGCCCGCATGGAAGGCGGACCACGCGGGCGTGACTGCGAAGACGGACGAGGAGCTCCACCAATACTGTGCCACCGACGTGGCTGTGACCGCTCGGATTGTACAGCCCTTGCTTGATGGCATACGCGATAGAGGGCAGGCGGGCCTGATTGACATAGACCATCGGATACAAGCCCTGTGTGTTGGTATGCGTCGGATGGGCATGCGTATCCACGAACCCACTAGACTCAAGCATCTCGAAGAACAGAACGAGATTGCATATAAGTGGCGTAAAGAACTACAGGTAATCCAGCCTGGCATCAACCCCAACTCTCACTCTCAACTGCGCCGGTTGCTGTTCGACAAGTGGGCGCTGCCTCCGCACGACTACACTCTTGCGGGCGAACCCTCGACTGACGCCGCCTCTCTCCGTGTGCTGTCCGTCAACCCTTTGGCAGACGAGGAGCAGCTCGCCTTCATACGGGCGCTTCGATTCTACCGCCGAGCGGAGAAGCAACTCTCCACATACATACGAAACTTCAGCCCTGATGGAGGCCACGTCAAAGATGGATACGTTTACCCTGACTATAAGTCACACGGAACAGTTACCGGAAGACTCTCTTCTGCTAACCCTAACTTCCAAAACATACCCTATAACCTACGCGATATGTACATCCCTCCAGACGGTTGCGTCTTCGTCGGTGCAGACTATGATCAACTCGAACTACGCTTCGCATCCGCATTGGCTCAAGCCCAGCACTACCTCGACGCCTTCGAGAAAAAAGAGATTGACCCACACAACCTCACCGCAGACCTCATGTTCGGAGAAGTCTTCTGGAATGCGGAAGGTGCGCCGGATACCAAGATGGGCAAAGGCAAGGGCCAGTTTAAGCAACTGCGTAACTTGGCCAAGACAATCTGCTTTGCCTCGCTATACGGTGCGTCCGCGCCTAAAGTTCATGAGATAATCCAGCGGGCCGAGGACGACGACGGCAACATGCTGTACGCCCACTACGACCTGCGCCAGATTCGAGTGCTACATCGACGGTGGAAGTCAAAGGCCCCGGAGTTTGAGGCGTGGTGGAAGAACACCCTCGACCAGTTCAAGAACTTCGGGCACACTGCGGAGTGCGTGTGGATGCGCCGCCGCTACTTCGCGGAGGAGGACTACAACGCCATCCTCAACTTCGGGGTCCAGGCTGGAGGCTTTGCCGTGGTTGCGATGTCCATGCTGGAGCTTGTCGAGAAGCACATCCCGTTTGACTTCGACAACAAGGTAGGCCTCGTCAACCAGCTACACGATGCTGTGCTTCTGTCGGTCCCAGAAGACAGGGCGCAGGAGGTCAAACAGATCGTTGACGAGACCTTGACACGCAAGGTGGATGGTCTCGACGTTACCTTCACTGCGGAAGCAGAGATAGGAATGACTTGGAAAGATGTCTAGGGGGAGAGATGATTGAAGCAATCTATTCAAACGTGAAGGGACGGATTGACCTGCAGTTCGCCTCACCGTACAACCTCATCTACGGGCGCAATGGGTCAGGCAAAAGCTCCATCATCCATTCGATTGAGCTTGGTGCGTTCGACACCGCTTTCGATGCGGCGGGCAAGGATGTCCGAAGCAAGGCCGACCTACGGTTCCTAGCCCCGAGAGGCGCGGAGCTGTACTGCCACCTGATTGTGGACGGCGAGGAAGTTGACTGGGGTGACCGCAGCAACCGCTTCGACAATGTGGTTTCGATGGCGATGGACGCGCTCACTGGTGGGCACAGTCGTCTAGTCGAGTTTCTGCTTCAACACATGGACGACGACGACCACCCCATCGCGCTCAATGTCCCAGGCTGGGATGCGCAAGTGAGGCGTCACGGCTCGTACCGAAAGGCCCTCGTCTCTGTGCAGAAGTGGGCCGCTTCAGAACTGCGCAGCGCCCAAAAGCGAGTGAGAGAACTTAACATAGCCATCGGGTACATGTGTTCCTACCACATCTACATACCGGACGAAGCCGAAAAGGCCCTTGCGGAGGCCGAGGCGGAGATTGTAAAGTTTCGAGACATCAAGCTACAGGTCGAAACGGAGGCCCTCATCTTTGTGAAGGGCGCGTTCGATTCTCTGGAGGACAGCATTAACCGCTACCTGCCCGAGCAGATTGGCAGGGCGGAGTTCTCGGAGACGGGCGGACGCATCCGCCTTGGCATCGGTGGCGGCGTCGTCGTGCCGTCAGGGGTAGAGACGGTGGCGCTCGCCGTCGCGCTCGCAGGCGCTCTCCTAGGAGGCCCTAGAGCTCTGTTCATTCTGCCCGACAGGGCGTATGACCCAATCACTTTGGGCAGGGTTATGCGTTGTTTGCGGAATGTGCCCTGCGCGGGTGTGTTTGTGCAGACTACCGTGTTACCCGAAGACTACGATTTTATGTCCCTTGGGTGGGACTTAGTGAGGGCATGATGGACCAGTGTCTTGTTGGCTTGTATCCTTCGGAGGTGGGCAACCCTCGTCTCCGCAACAGAATCCTAGCATGCCTTCCTGTCTGGGAGGGCTACACTTACGGGCATAAGGTGGACTACCCACCTGGCATCCCCGGAGCTCCGTCTACCTTGATTGACACCGGGACTCGAGAGATTGACTGCTCGTCTTTTACCTACGGCTTGCTCGCCCAAGTATATCCGAAGCTCGACTGGAACTTCACCCGCTACAAGCAGTGGCAGATGTGGAGTCGCGAAGACCTGTGGGGTCCGCTGACTACGGCGACAGATATGGGCATCACGACTAAGGGCACCGGCAACGGCTGGTATCTCTACCAAAAGTGGGACGAGCGGTGGAAGCGAGGCCACTCGTTCTTGGCTCTGAAGCGCGGGCAGAACCTGCTTGTGCTTGAGGCTACACTGCACCGGGATATGGACGGCGTGGTCTGGAGAAACATCGAGCCAGCAACTAGCACGCTGCCCTCGAAGTGGTCAGGTACGGAGGCCGACATCCTTGGGGATGCCGAATACTTCTCCGTCAGGCTGCGCGGCTAAGGGGCGTGCATCACGTTTAGCGTACAGGCATTGGAGGGCGCGGACGGGGTTGTGGAGCCAGAGCCGTTGTTAATCGCTGTGGTGGTGGCAATGTACGAGATGCCGGTGTCGTGGTCCAATCCTGTTGGCATTGAAAAGTATTCTTTCGTGGAGGCTGCCGCCTTCAAGATAAACGATGGCTGCGTGGTTCCCAGAGTGACCGAGGTAGCCTCGTAAATCTTCAAGTATGTCACAGACGAGTTTGCGGTGTTGTCAAACTCAATGGCGTAGATGGTCGTATCCCCGGTATACCCTGTAACAACACTGTTGGTTACTGCGGTATCCCTCAGAATCTTTGTCCCGAGCGGGTTAAATAGTGTAGTTGTTTCAGCGGCCATTTGCTATCTCGCTTACTTAAATGTGAACACGGTGGGGTTTGCTGCGGCAGAGATCGCAGACCCTGCCGTGGTTCCCTTGCCTGTGCTGATGGTATACCCAAGCCCGTTTGAAAAAGTGATGCCTTCTGGAAACTGAAGAAGGTGCCGCGAGTTAGGAACCTTAAAGCAAAAGTCAGGAACGGTGGTGCCTTCCGTAACCGCTAAGGCGGTATCGTACAGCTTCAAGTACCCCGGCGTTGCCCCGCCAGCAGAGTTATCTATAAAAATGCTGTACAGCTTGCCTCCGGACCCGAAGGCATTGTCACGCTCGACAGCGCCAGTCATGCCAGTATCTTTCAAGAACCTAAAGTCAATGTGGCTGACTTGATTATTAGCTGTGGACATTCATCACCCCATGATTTCGTCGAGGTACGAAGTAACCTCTGACAGCAAGAGTGCGATGATTTCGTCACGCTCGTCTGGGGTGATCTTCTGATCGTCCGACAGAGCAAGTGTAATCTTCCGGCCAACGCGGAGGATACGAGCAACGAGCTTGAAGATGTTGAACTTCTTTTGCTTAGGCATTTTTATCTCCGATAAACTGTTTCCATCCGGTTTCAAAAGCGATGCGCTCATAGGGGTCATGCCCCTCAAAGACGCGACCGTTCCAAACGATCCGGCCATTAGTGATTGGAAGTACCTGCATATGAACGTCATTGGTGTTCTCGTCAAGTATAGCGACTCCAACGCCTTGTTGCCAGTCGGGAGTTAAGGAAACACCTGGCGTCGGACCTGGGATGCGCACTAGGCATCCAGGACTACACGCAGTAATCTGCCGAGGCCCATCGGGTCCGTGGAAGGTCTTCTGTACAAACTCAACCTTGTGGATGTGCCCGTAAACCTCGGACCAGCGCGCCGTCTTAGAGATAGCTGTCGCCGTAGCACCGCTGCCTGCGCGCACCTTAGTGCCGTGCGTCACGCGGACAGGAGAGTTCGACTCGGGCCACAACCACCAGTCCGCACCATAGGGGCCGACGTAGTCGATGTCCAGTTTGTCCAAGTGAAGCAGTCGGTTGAGACTCAACACAGGGTCTGTCTCCAGCGCGGGGGCCACACCCGTCGCTTCGGGCAGAAGTTCAACCGCTGCTTTGGCGATGCGCTCCTCATGATTGCCAGCCAAGTACAGGATTTTCGACGAAGGGGACGCCTTACGCAAGTCCGCCAACCACCAGTGCAGCTCGTCAATCGCGGGCTGAGTCGTCTGCCTGTACTCTGGCTTACGGGGGAAGCGCGTGGACCAAGGAGCGAGATCTAACATATCACCTAACAAAACCAGCACCTCGGGCTGCATCGAGCGCGCCATCGAGACCACAGCATCCATCGCGGTACGGTCGTGCATCGGGTCGAGGTAAGTGTAGCGATCGCGCCACGCAAAACCCAACTGCAAGTCAGGCACGAATAGACATTTCTTCAGACCATCGTGTCGAGGTGGACGTTCGATTCGAGGCATACACTTTGGAGGGTATGCGGGTTGGCGGTCAGGCTCAATCTTGCGCTCAAGGTACGCCTTCACTTGGTACAAAGTAATGGTGTCCTCGCCGCCCTTCGTGCTTTGCTCCCATGAGTTGCACTTCCAAGATGTAACGCGCCAAAGTTTTCGGTCTACATTGGCATGCTTGAGTAACTGCGCCAACGTCTTGACTCTATGGCCCTGCGCGCTGACGGTTATCTCTTCCATCAAGAACTCTCCGCCGCAGCGTCAACCTCCGGGGCCTTATCCCCGCCTCTGCCGAGTGCGTCTAAAATGGCATCAGAGATTTTTTGCTCAAGCTGTTGCCCAGTCTTTGTGCCCTGCATGCTCTTGAGCATAGCGAGCTTCTGCTGAGTAGACTTCGTGGCGACACAGCGGCCCTGCTCTCGGTCAAAAATGTAGCCTTCGGGGCAGGGGTTTGCCTGCTCAGGAGCGAACATGCCTGTCAGGTTGTCCGCTTCGGCCCGCTCTTGCGCCGAGAGTCCGCCGCCTAAGGCTCCGAGTGCTGCCCCAATGAGCTCACCCTGGCCCCCAAACATCGAACCGACTTCCGCGCCCGTCGCGGCACCGCTGCCAGCGCCCATCAAAACGCCGCCTACGTTGTCCGCCATAGGCTCCTCCTAGAAGCAGGGTTCGATTTCAAGCCTTAACTTAGCCGCATTAACAAAAGCGACTGACCCTGTAATGTTGACAAACTGAAAGCCGCCGCTGATTAGCGTGATGTAGAGCTTGCCGTCACTGGCATCCGGCCCCAATACGCCGGAAGATACGTCATAGTAGAGCTCGGTGGGCGGCTTGCCGTTCGCGCCGGTGGCAAGCAAATCGGCTTGGATGATAAACATATTGGTGGTGGTAGTGTCAGTCCCAGTCAAATCCAATGAGCCTGTTTGGGCGTCACTCATCTTGAAGGCCGTTACGAATACGGCGTTGTCCACGTCCGTTTCAATCATCCCCACATCACCGCCGGGGGCGGTGGTGGCTGTTCCGGTGGTGCTGACAACCATCAAGTTTACACTTGAATCTGACAAAGCGGTAAAGTCTCGGACGTAGAAAGACAAGCTGCGAATGATTCCCCGGTTTGGGACATTGGCAACTTCAAGCGTGCAAGATTTTCCGACCTGCCCAGTGCCGCCAGTTCCCGCAGCACCAGGCAGAGTGAGAAGGGTGTAGTCAACCTCGTAGCTATTTCTAGACGGCCTGATTCGTGTGACGCCCATCTAGGCCCCCTTATGGCTCTTTCGACCAGACGCCTTCACCAGAGAAAAGA